AGATGCTCAAGATGCGCGGCATCCTGCATCCCCCCGCAATGTCGGATGCGGTGACTCAGTTGCTCAACGCGCACACTCTTGCACAAGCGGCTGCCTCTGGCGGTGGCGGAGCAAACGTGGAGCAGGTGATCAGCAAGCTTGGCCTCGGGCAGAGCTGGGAGGCTCCTGAACTGGGAGCAAACTTCACTAACGGAAGCGACTCTACCTACTACGTCCTATGTGAGGATACCGGTAGCCAGCTAGGTGGCATGGTCTATGTGGAACGCGAGCCCTTCGAGGTCGTGTACAATGGCCCTGACACTGATTCCGAGCTAGCTACAAAGATGGAGATGCAGTGGAATGTTCGAGGGCGTAACGTTGTTGCTCCTGGCATCCCGTACTACATTTTCAAGTGCACCGCAACATAAAGGGAGAATGATATGAGCGCCTATCTGACTGTTGATGAGTTTAAATTGCTGACCACCGCCGGGGACTATGTTGCCGACGTGGAAGCGGCTCAAACCGGTTGGTTAGGCGCTCAGCTCTCTGCTCACTCGGCGAGAATCAATGCCCAGTTGCGGAAGAGGTATGCAACCCCTTTCGCCGCTCCTATCCCTGAACAGGTGCAGCTCTGGCTTGCCCAGATTGTCACCGAGGCCCTCTACCTCAGGAGAGGTGTGGATGCCCAGGACGAGCAGTTTGTTTCCATTACCGAGATAGCAGCAAGGGCTCGTGAGGAAATCAAAGAGGCGGCGAATGCACAGGATGGCCTGTGGGACCTCCCGCTGAATGAGACCTCAGCGTCTCTAGTGACAAGAGGCGGCCCTATCGGATACTCTGAGGCAAGCCCCTATGTGTGGAGCTCGGTGCAGGCAGAGAGGGCCAGCAGCGAGGACGAGAACGGCTCAGGTACGTTCTATGGATAGCTTCGATGCGCAGATGCAAGCATGGCGATCCCAACTGGAATCTCTAGGCGGAGTCACGTCTGAGATTGCCGAAGGAGCAGCGCGTGACCTTGAGAAGCTCATCAAGAAGAGCATCGGCGCTGAGACGGATGTAGATGGCGGCGCATGGCCAGCCAGGAAAACGGGGAAGGGGAAGCTCCTCAAGGGAGCAGCGAACCTAGTGAAGGTCGTTGCGTACAAGAGCTATTTGGTGGCAGTGTTGCCCTTTCCATATTCGCTGCATCACTGGGGGAGAGCGAAGAATGTAAAGGTCACCAGGACCATCATTCCAACAAAGGATCAGAACGGCTGGATAGTCGTGATGACCGACAATTGTTCTAAGGCTTTCCTCAACAGGATGAAATCGAAATGACGACTCTGAGTATTGAGTTTGCTCTCGAAGTTTTGTTCCGCGAAGTGACCGCGCTGTTTGAGTCGGAGGATACGGTTGTGTCCGATGGGGTGGAGGACAAGAGCGTCACACAGACTTTCGGGTGGAAGGAGCCTGCTTCTCTCATCAACTCGGCGCCTCATATTGTGTGGGTGCCGGGAGATCCAAATGGCAGCGCCGGGAGCATTGTGCCTCCAAGGATGCCAGGGCAGGTGCCTGCAAGGAGCCTGAACGACTTCGACGAGTTGTTCTACGTTGAGTTCCATGGAATGAACCGTGCTGACCCAGAGAGCGACCAAGCCCAATACAACGCAGCGATGACGCTGTTCCATTTGTGGTGGCGAGCTGCTTACATATCGCGCAGCACACGCGTCTCGTTTGTGTCGGCGAGCTGGCTGAATGACCGCAAGGTGCGCCGTGCTGGGGCCACCATCCGTGCTATATGTGCAATACAGTGTCCAATCCTGGATACTGCTAGCAGCCCAGCGTTGCCGGGGACACGGGCCAGCATCACAGTTTCAGAGCTGGACGTAACGGATCCAGCGATGGTGGTACCTGTAGAGGAGTAATTTCATGTCGAACCCGCAAGTTACATTTGTTGAGCAAGATGGGGCCCTTGGGGTTCTGTCCAATCCTGGCGCGCGCCCCCCTGCTATCTTCGGCCCATCGTCGAGCGGCACGGTAAATTCACCCCAAAGCTTTGGGACTGTGAAGGCCCTCGTTGCTTACGCAGGCACTGGCCCTGCTGTCGAGCTTGCTGCTCGTTGCATCGCCATCTATGGCCTACCTGTGCTCTTCTGTCGAACCGCAGCTGAGACCAATGTGGGCGACTACGGGGCCTTCTCGCTAGCTGGCACCGGGACCTCCACTCCTACAGAGGGGACCGAGAAGCCTTATGACGATTACGATGTCCGCATCAAGGTGATCACTGGCGGAACAGTAGAGACCGCAGGGATCACTTACCAGTGGAGCCTAGACAGTGGATATACTTACTCTGCTACAACTGCACTCGGCACAGCTGACCGCATCGTCATTTCGGCCGGAAACGTTGGCATCGAGCTGGGTGCTGGTACTCTGGTTGCTGGCGATGTCATCTCAGTAGCTACGCAGGCACCCATCCCCACTACCGTTGAGGCAGGGGCGGCACTGGACGCACTGGGAGCTTCGGCGCAAGACTGGGCGATCGCTTCCGCTGCCTTCGATGTGGACTCCTCCATGGCATCCGCTATCGATGCAAAGATTGTGGGGATGGCTACCATTGGCCGCGAGGCTGCTTGGATTGGAGCGTTCCGCCGAGAAGCTGTGGCGGAGAGCGAAGCTACCTATGCAGCGGCCTTTTCCGCAGCGTTCGCCTCCTTCTCTTCGACGAGAGGCTCGCTCTGTTACGGCGATGCAATTACCACATCATCGGTGTCGAGCCGACAATACAGGCGCCCCACCATCTTCCAATTCGCCCCTCTTCAGTCGTCGCTCTCGGAAGAGCGCAACGCAGCTGAGGTGACACTGGGAGCTCTCCCCGGCACTGCCCTTTATGACACCAACGGGAACGCGCTAGCCCATGACGAGCGAGTGGTCCCCAATGGAGATGCACTCCGAGCTGTGACGCTCACCACCTTCCCTCGCGCTCCCCAGGGTATCTACATCACGCGACCCAGGACCATGGCAGCGTCTGGCAGTGACTATGAGTTGCTCCCCTATCGACTCGTGATGAACATTGCGAAGGACGCTCTCAGAGCCTACTACACTCGGCGACTGAGCTCCCCCATTTACGTCAATGCAAAAACTGGTTACATCCGGGAGACCGATGCAATCGCATGGGAGCGTGGCGGAGACAACGCGCTTAATAGTGCACTTGGCGGCACACGCCCCAAGGCAAGCGGATGGTCGGTTTCCATCAGCAGGACTGACAACATCCTCAGCACGAAGACCATCAACATCACTGCTCGCATTGTGCCTGTCGGCTATGCTGAGTACATCACCATCACCATCGGGTTTGAGAACCCAGTTGTATTGGCAGCATAAGGAGCATCACCATGGCATATGATCAAATTCGCATTAACGGAGCCGCGCTAGGGTGGGGCTCGATTGTCACTGAGATTGACGATGATCTCTATGAGGGCTACACTGACATCAGTTTTACTGACAAGCTGACTGTTGAGAAAATCTTTGGTCAGAATCGTGGCCAGCGTCCACTAGGGCGCACCAGGGGTAAGTACGATGTGGACGACGCGAAGGTTACCATGCTTGCTGCTTCGGCGCGTTTGCTTCGGCAAAAGCTCGCATCGAAGAGTGATAGCGGTAAAGCCTACGGTACGGAGGAGTTCACCATTTCAATTCAAGGCACGGAGAAGGACTCCGACCAAGTGATCGACGTGATGCTCATCGGGTGTCGCGTCGTTGGAGTAGGCGACTCCTGGTCTGAGGGTGAAGGTGCGCTAAAAGAAGAGATGACCATTTCGGTGATGTCGATTCTCCGAGACGGCCTAGCACTGTACGAGGAATAATATGGAAAAGACTACATCAGAGCAGATTGAGGATATTCGCAGTCAACGGGCACAGCTTGAAGCAGAGTCTCTGGAGGAGAGGAAGGAGCGTCAAGCTCTCGCCGAACTCCAAAAGGAGACCTATGGCTTGGAGAACGACCAGGCAATCCTAGACGCAGAGCGGGAGATTGGACCCGTGGGCGTCAAGATTGCACTTGTCGAGGCTCCAGATGGTCGAGGGGTCATTGTAAAGGCTCCCGAGCTAATCCGGACCAAGGCGTTTCAAGCAAAAAGAGATCCTTCTGATGCGGAGCTGGAAGCCTACATCACAGGTTGCATCGTGTTCCCAGACAAAGGGAAGTATCGAGGCATTGTAAAGGACTTCCCGTTGGTCACTTCGACGGTAGCTACTGTGATCCAAGAGCTAGGTGGTGCCTCGCAAAAGGCGCGCTCGGGAAAATAGAGGAGCTAATGAAGCAGGCTGAGCGGACGCAGGGGACCATTGTTCCCTGCGTCCGTGCTTTGTTGGCGATGGACGTGCCGAGCGAAGAGAGTGAGAGAGAGAGAGACGAGAGGACAGCCTATGCCGACGCTGGAATCATGCTACTCTACCAGGAGCTCAGGATGATTCGTGCGGCCCTGACAAAAAAGGAGTGACATGGCGATTGCGGAATCCACAGCGAAGTTCACGGTGCAGCTCGATGATAAGGTATCAGGGCAGAGCGTCACTGCGGCCAAGGCGCTGGAGGATTTAAGAGCAACCCTCGTCGCTGACAAGAAAGCGCTCAGCGACATGAATCGCGCCTTCAAGGATATGAACAACGGTTCAGCGGTCAACGTGCGAGCTGCGCAGGAGCTTCGCAAAAACATCGACCTGAAGAAGCAGGCAATCTCCGACGCGTCCGGAAAGATGGTGGAGCTAGGAGGGAGCTTGTCCCTGGGGAAGAAAAAGTTCTCTGACTTCTCTGGTGCAACGAAAGGTGCCAAAGGTGAGCTGGGGCAGCTGACTCCTGCTGTTGACAGCGCGAAAACCAAGCTCACCGAGAGTGCTGAGGCAACGAAGATGGGCACCATACTTATGGCAAAGATGGGGGTTGGGGCCGTTTCCCTTGCCGCTGCATTCGTCGCGCTTGCGGCTGCTATCGCTATCGGCGCTGCGGCTCTCACCAAGTTTGCCTTTGCGCAAGCCAACGCTCGAAGGGATGAGGCAATCCAGTTGGAAGGGCTCTCGAAGATCCGTGACTGGTACGGGAGGGCAGCGACGGGGGCGGCTGAGATGCAAGCGAGCATCGACAAGGTTTCGGCATCCACTGCTCTGAGCCGTGGGGAAGTGCTTAGCTACAATGAGCAGCTCTACCGCATGGGATTGCGGGGCAACAATCTCAAGCTTGCTCTGGAGGGCGTGACAAAAGTCGCAAGCGTGCAGGGCGACAAGGAGGCGGGGCTGTTCATGTCGATGGCAGCTGGTGCAGCGTTCGCTGGCGGGTCTGTGAAGAAGCTAGCAGACGATGTGGAGGCACGCATTGGCGACACGGCGAGGAAGAAAATGCTCTCGTTCGATGTACAGATGAAGAAACTCGGCGAGAACATTTCGCTGATTTTCAGCGGTCTGAATCTTGGGAAATTCCTTGAAGCAATCAACTCTATCGTGAAGCTTTTCGGCCAAGGGGAGTCTGTGGGCAAAGCATGGAAGCAGATCATGGAGGTGCTCTTCCAGCCCCTTTTCGACGGGCTTGGCACAGGGGCCCCACTGGTAAAGCGCTTTATTCAGGGGATCACCATCGCGGTGCTCTCTATGATCCTTGCTGTCCTGAAGGCAAAGAAATGGCTCAAGGATACCTTCGGGACCCCTGACTGGCTAGGTGGCCTCGACATGGGCACCGCTGCTGTGTGGGCTGGCTATGCCGCTGTCGTGGCTATTACGGGGGCCTTGATACTCATGGCTGCTCCTGTCGTGGCTATCACAGGGGCAACTCTATTGATGGGCACTGTACTGCTAGGGACGCTCCTGCTTGCGCTGGCCCCCATCGTGCTGCTTGGGTTTGCTCTCTATGGCTTGTGGACCGTGGTTGGTTACGTGTGGGACAAGTTCAAGGAGTTCCTTGGGTACCTCGGCGGTCCTGAGTGGAGCAATGCCGCGCAGAATATCATTGACGGCATTGTGAATGGCATCAAAAACGGGTCAGGTCTCGTGTGGGATGCAATGAAGAACTTGGGCAACGGGGCCATTGACTCGTTCAAAGAGGCGCTGGGGATCCACTCGCCCTCCCGTGTCTTCGCTGAGGCGGGCCTCAACATCACTCGCGGAGTCGAGCAAGGTGTTGACCAGGGCGCTCCAGGCGCAAACGCAGCTGTCGGCAGCATGATGACGGTTCCCTCTGGCGTAGTAGGCGGAGGTGGAACGCGGGGAGGGGCCAGCGGAGCCACGTTCAATATCACAGTGAACGCAAGCGGAGGAGATGCAACATCAATCGCTGAGGCAGTGCAAGACGCTGTGACTCGCGTGCTGGAAGGAATGGCTACGAGTATGGGAGCAGGGATGGAGGCAGCGAATGTCTAAGTACGATGTTGACCAAATCAACGTGGCAGGGAAGCTCTCACCGGGCGCTTGTGAGATCACTCGTGGCTTCGCGCCAAACAAATGGGATGAGCGCCTCGGGTACGGGCTCAGCGGATCGA